TAGTTTCTGAAGTGGCTGCATTGGACTCTGAAAGAGCTGCTGCAGTTGCACTGTTGCCTGCATTGGTGGCCTGTGTAGTCGCTGTAGTAGCACTATTGCTTGCAGAGGTCGCTGAAGACGCTGCTGCAGAGGCTGATGTAGACGCTGATGTAGCACTGTCAGAGGCTGATGTAGCGTTTAACGAGGCAACACCTGCGCTATTAGACGCTGATGTAGCACTGTTGGCTGCATTGGTTGCTGAAGTAGCTGCCGCTGCTGCACTATCCGCTGCAGACGTAGCAGAACCCAAGATGCTATCTACGTAGCCCTTACGAGTAAGTTCGTTGTCTGTAGTGGGTGTTAATGTAGTTGTAACCTTGTTAGCACCCATGTCTAGAGTACCTGTCATTGTACCACCAGCTAAAGGTAGCTTGGTTGCCAATGCGTTAGTTACTGTAGTAGCAAAATTAGCATCATCGTTTAGTGCTGCTGCAAGCTCATTGAGTGTATCTAGTGCTGCTGGAGCACCATCAAGGACTGCAGACACTTGGGCGTCTACATAGCCCTTAGAGGCTGCATCAGTATCGTTAGAGGGGGCTGCTACTGTTAGAGTACCAGCAACACTAAAGTTGCCAGTGACCGCACCAGAGGCAAGCGTAGTCGCACCAGAAACACCTAGGGTGCCTCCAATGGTCGCATTGCCTTGCACGGCTTGAGAAGAAGGATAAGTACCAAGCTCGACGATAGTGCCGTCGTTGTTGGTGAAGATACGCTTGTCTACTGTATTTACTGCAAGTTCGCCTGTAGTTATATCTGACGTTGTTGGCACTGCAGAGGCTGTAGAGGAGCGTTTAATTAGGATACTTGTAGGCATCTCACATTCCTGTTTTGGCTGGTGACAATGAACCTTGATGTTCTAAGATTCTTTATAGATCCTTTAGAAAGACCCATAAAGAAGGGGGCTCCGAAGAACCCCCATGGTTTGCCTTATGCTGGCAGTACGATACCGATACCGTTCTCTGGGCGGATCGCTTTGACACCGTAGATAGTGTCAGAAGTGAACAGAGTAGACAGGTATTCCTGTTTGTACTGAGTCTGTGAACGAACGCCCTGCTGTTCAGCAAGTACCAGAGCATCCTTGTGCATCAGAACGCCCATTTTGTTTGCACCAGATTCTAGTACAGGACAGTTAGTAGAGACATATACGTCAATACCGTACAGAGTACCAATCTTACCATTAACAACGCCACGACCATCAACGAAGTCAGAGCTCATGTAGCGGTCGATACCACGGATGGTGTTGACTGCTGAAGGAGGAATGACAAGCACACGCTGAGTCATCGGTACGTCAGCATCGTCAAGAAGCTGGATACCGTCACGGAAAGCAGCATCAGTCATTACATTAGCTGCACCGTTGGCAACGTAAGACTCAAGACCACCGCCTGCGCCTACTTCGTAAAGATCGAAAGTAGACTGAGCTTCAGCGAACAGATCATCATCAACCTGTTTAGCCAGAGCGTAACCAGCATCATCAGTGTAGAAGCGACGCAGTGAAGCGAGAGCCTGTACTTCGGTGATGTCTTCGATCAAGCGAGAGTACTCGTAGTGCTTGTCGATAGTTACGATTACTTCTGACTCAGTTGCAGCCTGCAGAGTTACCTGAGTTTCTGAAGCTTTAGCTGAAGCAGCGCCACGGGTAGGCTTAGGGATATGGATAGTATCGCCTTTCTTACCACGCATAGGCATTTTGTTTACAAGGTTAGCAACAACAAGGTTAGACTTGTATGCCGCAACGATTTCATCGGACCACAGTTCAGGGATAAAAGTAGCCGCTGTGGTATTTGTTACATGATTAGAGCCAAGAGCCATAATAAAGTTCCTTTCAGAATGGGATTATCGAACCCGTTTCTCGGCATAGGCTTGAGCGATTTCGTCTGCAAGCTGCAAGTACCGATCTGGGTCTGTTTGCATAAGTTTAATAATGTCAGACCTACGATAGATCTTACGAGTAGGTGCTTCTCCCGACCCTGTAGCGGCTCCAGTTGACGCTGCCTTAACCTGTTTCTTACGCTCTGTGTTCTCCTGCTTCACAGCAGTAGCAGCAGCTCCTTTACGTTCCTTCCAAGTCCCTAGGAGCTCATTGGCAGCATCGAGATCATAATTCTGGTCTGCTTGCACAAGTAGCTGTTGTCGGATCTTAGAAGATTTAACCCACTCTTGGAAAGAGTTATCACGGATGATATCCGCAAAGTCTGGATGCTGGCGCTTGAGTTCATCAAGTACTCGAGCTTGGTGCATCTGGGCCGTAATTTCTTCTGCCTGTTTGAGTTTCGGATGGTTAGAGATGGCGCGTTCTACAGCTCTCTCAGGATTGAGATACCAATCATCTTCCTCAATAGTTTCTTCAGTAGTCTGTACTGGGGCAGTCTTAGTTGCGAGTTGAGTCTTAACAAAGTCGTCAACGATCTTACGCAATTCACCAACTTCACCACCTTGACGTCCTAAGGCTTTCTCTGCCTCCATATGCATCTTAGCGATTTCTGCTGCTGATTTACCTTTGTACTTATCAGGTAAGTCGTCCTCAGGATCAGGGGTTTGCTCTTCTGGAGCTTCCTGTTCCTGTTCTTGTTCCTCACCTACAGTAGAGTACTGTTCGTTGTCGTCCTCTGGACGCTCGTCATCTAAAAGTTCGATAGCCATATAAACTCCGTGCTTAATCGCATTGTGGAAGTAGCCTGTAATTTAATAAAGGGGCAGGTTACTGTTTACCCTTGAGGCGCTCCGTCATAAGACTCCCCTAAGATTCAGGAGCACCATTATTGTTGTACGCCAGTTTAGCTGTATTCAGCCTCTGACGTTAGTTCTTCATAAGCAGCTTCAATGGCATTTTCAAAACCACGAATCCGCTTAAGAATAGTTAGCTGTCCTTTGTGATTACTCAACTCCTCCATGGAATTAACGTAATCGAGAGAGTCCAAAGAATCAATCATTGAGTCAATGTCCTCCATTAGCAGTTTCCAGCCAGCTCTGCTAAATAGATCGAAGTAATCTTCGTACTGTTTTGCAAGAGAGTTGTCCATTAGGATTCTCCAGTAATTATATGTCCCTATTGTAACATATTTTTGTTATTAAGTCAAGACTTACGTGTACGAGAGGAGGCTTTAGGAGCCTCCCCAAGTTTCTTAAGTTTAGCCTCTAGCTCATTGCATTGGGTTTTGAGGCTGTTGATTTGCTTGCTGTGGTTGTCCAAGATTTCTAGAACCTGTTTGGGCGTTAGCATTAGCGTTGTCCTTGTTGGTTAATGATTTTTCTTTTAGCAGCAGCTCTGCGATGCGGAAGCGTTTCTCAAACTCTTTATCGTCTGCGTCACCTTCGGTCATGTTAGTGCTAACTGCCTTGATACGGTCAGTCTCAGCTTCAAACTGAACCACTGCAGCTTCTGCAGCATTCTTCTGAGCACGGGCTCTAAAGTCAGCGGCTTGGCCTTCAAAGGCTGCTGTCTGTGCCTGTTGCATTGCCATCTCAGCCTGAGCGCGTGCCTGAGCAATCTGCTGCTGCTGTGGATCTGGCTCTGCAGCTTTCTTGAGTCGTGCAATAAGTTCCTCACGGTTAGAGAGGTTCATATTGTCAACGATTGACTCAATGAGAGCAGGGTACAGAGGAGACTCAGGGCTCATGGTTTGTAGTAGCTGCACTAGCTGTGTTACTTCATATTCACGAGCAATGATGCCTAGAGAACTAGAAGCAACGAACTTGTAATCACTCACTGGGTAACGTTCAGGATCAAACTGCATGTACCTGTAAGCTGCCTTGCGTACAAATGGGAGCAAGAATGATTCTTGGAAGTTGATCAATGTACGTTTATGTCGTTTGATCAAAGCACCAAGGCTCATTGAGATCCCTGCCGCAGTTCCTTCGCCATTAATAGAGCCTGAGATTCCTGCCGCATCAATGGCACCTGTGGCCTGCTGCACCATGTTCTGCAGTGATGCTGCTTGGTTGAACGTATTAGGATCAAGATTACCAAACTTGAATGGTTGCAGGATCTCTGCAGGGTTACCATTGGTCAGAATGGTCTTTCCTGGCCTTATCTCCAACTTAGTGCCACGAGGAAGCCTAGAGGCATCTACAGCCATCATTGGGTGTACTGTGAGGCTCAGAGCGTCAATACGAGCACGTAGTTCTGTATCGAGCGCCTTCTGGCTATTGTAGCCCTTCTCACACACGCCACGGCCCCAGAAGCGACTAGGGACTGCATCCCAAGCAAAAGCAACTACAGGACGATCTTTCATCATGTATGGGTTAGCTTCTACTTTCAACAACGTACCACCATTGGCGATGATTACAATTGCTTCGGTGTACTTAGGCTTCTCATCGCCCTCTTCAGTCAGTTCGACAACTTCTACTCCATCCTCTTCCTGAGCGGCATCGAATAGGTATGTTGGAACAAGACCATAGTACTTGGTCAGTCGGACCTTGTTGTCGCTGTAGACTGCCAATGAAAGATCTGCTTCTAGGTCATCGTCTGGCGCATCTACTGTCACTTCTACGTCACGGTATACTCCAGATTCCTGTAGCATCTCTACTTGATGTAGAGGGACGAACTCATCAATGGCAACCCCTAGGGCTTCCTCGATGCTAGTAGCTGCAGGGTCGATTAGGAAGTTCTGAGGCATTACTGGACGTAGCTTAACGACTGTACGTTCACTAGTCTCTACACCTACGGCCTCTGCAGTACCGTCCATGATCGTTTGGGTCGCTGGACGAGTGTCAATGACTTCCTCAAGGACAATCTCACCAACGCCAGTGCCGTAGATGGCTGAATTGAGAATACACTCAGCAACGGCCTTACGGATGCGACAGAATTCAAAATCTTCAGTGATTAGAGTACGTAGTACCTGTACGTCCTGAGATTCTGTATCCCCGTAGTTGTCCTTAAGGTCAAACCACTTGCCACGACCAAACGTAGCTTCTTCTACTTCAGCGACTGAAGACTCTACGGCTTGCTGTAGGGCTGGAGAAATGATCTTAGAGCGTTCTGAGGAACGCATGGAGTCACTGCCTTGCCAAATGCCACGCCATAGACGGTAGTATTCATCAAACTGTTCTTTATAGTTCGACTCGTAGTGATCACGCCAGTTGTTTGTTTTGTCCATGACCCAATCTTCTAGGGTCTGTTCAATGATAAAGCTGTCTTCGTTAAAATCCATGTTTAATAACCTAAATTTTCTAAATATTTACCTGCTTTGTGTAGCAGACGTGGATTGTCTCTCATATTACCTATAGCTAAGTTACAAGGTCTGCAAAGGAGTCCTCTAACTTTTCCAGTTTCATGATCGTGATCCACGCATAATGAGTCGGATAGATCATCGTTATGTATTCCGCAGATAGCACATCGACATTCTTGTAATTCTAGTAGACTATTGTAATCTTCTGGGGTTATCCCGTAACGAGCTTTTAACTTCCATTTAGCCTTGCTCGCTCTCCTTTTAGGGTTCTTCGCCCACTCAGCCGTACATGGTTTGCACCAACTGTGCTTACCGTCTTTAGTCCTCTTATTGTTACCAAACAGTTCAATATTTTTCTTCTCTTTACATCTACTGCATTTCTTCATACTAATAACCGGTGATCGGATCGAGGATTTCAATTTCGTCTTCTTCGTAGTCAACATAGTAGCTAATCTTGGCTAATTGATCTATGTAGGCTAGAGAGTCTATCAAGTCATCGTGTACCAAGGGGTTCGGAAACTGAAATAACTGATCACAAAACTCTGTGTTCCAGTCTCCCTCCGCTAGTACGATTTGATCGTTCTCAAAACGACCTTGAAGCGCCCAAACAATACGGTCAATTTTCTTTTGATTACCGTGCGTGAGTTCTTCAATCCTGAAGTAACGTTGATTGGCCTTCATTAGATCACTAATGTAAGGCAATACTGCATTCTTCAGAGCACCCTTCTCGATGCCTATTGATACTGGTCTATATTTAGCTACAGCATCAAATATCTTACGAGCAGTCTTCTTAATGTCCCAACGACCATAAATGATTTCTGCTACGTACCATCCGTTAGTGTTAGCTTTGACAACACTAATCGCAGTCTGGTCAAGTTTCTTGGCCTTGCTGGTGTGTG